AACCATCAAAAGTAATCGTATCTAATACTTCTATGTTGCTTAACTTGTCTGTATCTCTACCTATATATGCCATTATTCTGCTCCATTATCTATTACTGTGTTTCCTTCAGCTATCCACTCTTGAATAGCTTGATAATCTGTGTTAGCTGGGTCTAGTGGTACAAACATTACAACATTATCTTTTTTCATTTCATAATATTCAAAGTTACCATTAAAAATATTATATTTTTTTTCTACACTATTAATCATAATTATAACTCCGCATCTGCTACATAAGTAAAAACTATTCCGTACACACTTACACCAGTTTTATCTCTATAAACTCTTGCTACTTTGGTTTGTCTATCTGTTCCGTCTAATCCACCAGTAACATTTGCATTATTTGAACTACCATTAGAAGCAGTAAATTCATTTACTTTTCCAGTATTACCAGCGGTGTCATATAATGTAATTGTTGGATTTGCTCTAAATTCAACAGGAAAAGTTAAATTAACTGTCCAATAAACATCTCCTTGTGCACCTAAAATTGAATTAGTGCCGTATGCTGGTGCGGAATAAGTACTGTAAGGCCAAGATTTTTGATAATACCTCAAACATCTTTCTAAATTAACATCATGCGGCAAGAACTCAAAATCACTAGCAGTTGTTCCAGCTTCTAATTGTACTCCTGTGATGTACCATTCGTTTGATGTGCTATCTGCAAGGTTGACTTGACCTACTGCTGCATTAGCATTTGTTACACTTTCCCAAGATGTTGCTAAAGTTCCAGATGTATAGTCAGTTCCAGCTCCTAAGTATAATCTTAAATCTAAACTTCTTGCATTATCATTTCCAAATGTTCCAGATGTATCTCCAGCAAATGTTATTGTTTTCTTTTCCCAAGTATCAGCAGAAGAAATAGTATATGATTTAGAAATATGTCTTGAGTTATCGTTGTCAAAAAGATTTGCTATATACGTTCCAGTTTTATTTGATCTTACCCAAAAAGATAAAGTTGTGCTTTCTGCACTTGACGTTCCTTTTTTTAAATATTGTAAATTTTGACCTTCAATTCTTTGTGCGTAAAATATTCTATCTCCAACAGCAGGAGAAGCATCAGCAGTTGTGCAATCTATTTTTGTAGATGTTGCAAAACCTTGACCAGATGGAACTGTTGAACTTTGAGCAACTGTCCAAGTTCCTTGAGAGCCACTAAAAGATAATAAAAACCTATCTAAAGCATAAGTGTTACTGGTTATAGAAGCTGTTGAAGTTCCTCTTTGAGCAATACTCATATCTCCATTGATGATGATGTTTCTAAAGTTATTGCCTGTGAAACCTGCTGCTGGTATTTTTGTTATTGCCATAATTATATTCCTATTAACGCTTTCACTTCATCTTCAGTAAGACCTAAATCTATTAGCTTTTGTTTACCAGATGCTTTTTTATTTATAGCGTCTTGTTTTTCTTGTTCTATTTCAGCTTCTACGATTGGTAGTTGTGCTTGAATATCTGCAACAGAAATAGGTGTAGTACCATTTTCCCAAACGATTGTATTAATATCATCTCCACTAACAGAAACTTCCGCTTGTGGGTTTATTTTTAATATTGCTTCTATTATTTTGTTTTTCATAATTATCCTGCAATCTCCATAGCTGTTATTGTTCCTAATGTATTACTAGCATTTATAAAAGCAGTTCCAGTGGACATACTAAAATATAATTGATACGCAATAGATGAAGTCGTTGCTGGAGAATCTAGATATACTCCGCTTATTACTGCAGAATCATCATCTCTTTTAAATCCATATGTTATTGTTTTTAAAATAGAACCATTTTTAAAAATTGCACCATTCATAGTAGAAGATGTTGCATTATGATATGCAGAGGTGTTTACCATAATTAAAATTTTACTAGATGTTGATGAAGGAGTTATATTTACAAGTAAAGTGTTTGATGCAGTTACATAAGTTCCTGATGTTGTGCTTCTAGCAGTTTCATCAGTTGCTTGAACAACTTGTAAAACTTTACCAAAGTTACCATCAGTTTTTGCTAAAGTCACAGCACCATTTGCTAACTGACTTGTTCCAACAGAACCTGCTGGAGGATTTACAGTTTGTAATGCTTTGCCTAAAAACACCGCATACATATCATCTGTTGCAGATGTAGCAGATGTTAAAGTTAAACTTGTTCCAGTTGCAGAATATGCAGTTGTAGGCTCTTGTCTTACAAAATTAATAAAGAGTGCAATCTCATTGGCATTAGCAACAGGATAATCAAGTGTGTAAGATGTAGTCGCACTTGTAGTGAAGTCTTGCTTAGCAAAACTTGTATAGCTGTCTGCTAATCTATTTCCTATATAAGCCATTTAATCTCCTTATGAACTAATTGCATCTACTGTAGATACCCAAACATCTAATGATGAAGCTGTATCAGATATAACCTTTAAAGCGTCTCCAGATTGAACCACAAATTTAGCACCACCATCTAATACTTGTAGTGATGAGCCACTTGGTATTGGAGCATCTTTAACTAGGTAAATATCATTTGCACCATCATTAATATATACTGATGCGACAACAGCAGAACCTGTAACATTGGCTACTGAAATACCTACAACTGTGTCATAGCTATCAGCAGTAAATAATGTTGCAGCACTTGCTCCTACATCATTGCTTGTATATCTTCTAAAGTTTTGTGCCATTTACTTATTCTCCTTATATTATATTATATCGTTGTTCGTAAAAAAGTCAATAGACTAGAGGGCAATTGCCATTGCTATTGCGAATCCAGCAGATGCTGAATTGTCAATTTGAGTTTGTATTGCTGAAGTTACTCCATTTAAATATCCAAACTCTGTATTAGATACAGTGCCATCATGTATCTTAGTAGCATCTATAGCAGCACTTGCATTAATATCATCATTAACTATAACTCCACTTCCAATAGCTGCAGTTCCTCCTGATATAGTAATATCGCCACTAATTGTACTTTCTACATATGTTGCAATTCTAGATACCGCTGATTTTCTATTAGTTCCACCAGCACCATCATCAACTGCAATTAAATCTGTTCCAGCTAATCCAGCACCTATATCAGTAGCCCCATCTATATCTAATGCAGATAATGATACTTTATTAGCTGTTGATATTGTATCTAATTTAGTATCTACGATAGCTGCACTTGCATTAATATCATCATTAACTATTACACCAGAACCAATTGCAGCAACACCCGTATCTGCTATTGTAATATCACCAGATACTACATTGTCAATCCATTTAGATGTACCTGTATCATAAAATAATAATGCACCATCTGCAGCAGAAGTAATATTAACATCTGTTAATTCTGATAATTCATTTGCTGTTGCGACTTGAGAATCTACATATGCTTTAATTGATTGCTGTGATGCTACTGCTGTTGCAGAATCTGAAGACATAGTATCTTCATCTAAAAATGCAGTACCAGATAATGAGCCATTTAAAACTGGACTAGTTAAAGTTTTATTTGTAAGTGTATCAGTTGTAGCTCTACCAACTAATGTATCAGTTGAAGTTGGTAATGTTAAAGTTCCAGTATTTGAAATACTAGAAATAATTGGTGTAGTTAAAGTTTTATTTGTAAGTGTTTGTGAGCCAGTAAGTGTAGCAACTGTAGAATCAATGTTTAAAGTTACATCACCAGTTGTACCACCACCTGATAAACCTGTGCCAGCAACAACTGAAGTAATGTCTCCAACAGGAACTGCTGCAATTTGTGTATCAACATATGCTTTAATAGATTGTTGAGTAGCAATTGCAGTTGCACTATCAGATGACATTGTGTCTTCATCTAATATAGCTGTAACGGTTGCACCTGATGCTAAAGCTAAACTTGTATTTGCAGTTAAAGTTGTAAATGTACCTGCAGCAGGAGTTGTACCACCAATAGTTGCATCAACTGTACCTGCATTAATATCAGCTGTATCGGCAACTAAACTATCAATGTTTGCAGTACCATCAATATATAAATCTTTAAATTCTAATAAAGAAGTTCCTAAATCAATATCATTATCAGTAACTGGAACAATAGCACCATCTTGTATTTTAATTTGTTCTACCGCTGCTGATGAAACGTTAACATAAAATTCTAAATGATTATTTGAATCATCAACTAATACTTTATTGTATCCAGTTGTATTTCTTAATACAGATATAGGTCCACCATCACCCGCAGTTCCATCATGCGTGTGTCCTGTGGTTGCATTGAATGCAGATAATAATTGATTAAACTCATCATTAGTATCTGCAGCTGCAATAGTATCACCTGTAGTATATGTTGATTGTCTTGCTGAATAGCCTGCCATTATCTTCTTCCTCCTGCAGTAAATTCTAATTGAAAACCTTTAACTGAAAAGGCATCTGTTTGATTTCTATCATCTATTTTTAAAGCAACTGCAAAACCAGATCCTTCTACAGTTTGCCTTATAAGTGGTGTTCCTGATGCACCATATAAAGCACTACCATAAATAGCTGTACCGTATAAAGCAGCACCACCCGCTGATGTTAAAGCAATTTTATTTGGTTGTGGTGTATCTTGACTATCGTAGTCATATCTAACTGCTAAGTCTGCATTTACAGTTGTACCTTCACCTTCATAGTTTAGGTTAACTCTTTGCATATATTTTCTTAAACCAGGATCACCCATAACCATGTCAGGTGATCTGTAAGTTGCTATAATAGTGTCAGTAGATGTTCCATTAGCAAAAGTATTACCTACTTCCATTTTATAAATATAACCATCATAACCACCAAATACTTGTGTCTCTACACTACTTATAAAATCAGAATCTGTACATGCAGGTTTAATACCAATAATATCTGAATATTCAAAACCAATTTGTCCAGTATTAACATTTGATTTCAATACTCCAATAATACCTTTTGATGATGCCTGTGAACCTGCAGTTGTTGGATAAAATAATCTGTATTGTGATTTATCTCTAATAACTAATGATGATATTCTATCTAAACCTACTTCATCAATTCTTGCTTGTATTTGTCTAGATATAGATCCAAGTTCAACGTCACCAATTCTAGCTGTACCTGCAATAGTTCTTAAACCATCTGGTGCTAAAAATATAACATCACCACCAATCTCTTGAATACTACCACCATCTCTACATCCAATATTTCTTGTTACTTCTTGAACGGCAAAATCTGCAGATGAGGTACCTGTTAATTTATAAATTCTATCTTCACAGAATATGAATAATTCATTTCTAAATACTCTTAAGCCAACAACATTAGAGTCAACTTTAAATGATCCTGCACCATCAGCTGTATTAAAATCATCTTCTGAAAATGGAGCACTAAATAAAACTTCTTGTGGATTTGTTGCACCAGCATAAAACATATGGTTTTGAAATACTTTTACAAATTTAGGATTTGTTGGAGCAGTTCCACCACCTGTTGCATTAATAGGATCAACAGCCCATGCACTACTAATAGATTGAGCAGCAGAATGACCTGTAGCTATAATGACTTTATCAGTGCCATCAAAATTATATTTTTCAAAATCGTATGCTCGAGTAGATGTACCTAAACCTGTTGTTAGTGAAGTCCAACTTCCAGATGTAGTTCCTCTAGAAATATCACCACCTCTTGCTACAATAATTTGTGCATTAAATATAATTGCACAATCAATTGTTAAACTTGTATTACTAGATCCTTGTGGTACAATTGTAGAATTATATAATGCAGTTCCACTAATTCTTCTATACCCACCTTTAATATCAGGTTCAAAGTTTCTTAATATCAATGCTTCACCAGGAGCCATAGAAAACACATCTTTATTAAGTGTTAACCCTCCTGCACAACTAACCACAAATGGTGATATTAAGTCAGTTGCTGGCATTAATTATCCCTTATTCTTTTTATCTTTCAATAATTTTATAGCGTCTTCTAATTTAATGTTTGGCATAACTTTTATACCAAGAGCATTTTCAATTTTCTCTTGAATAGTTGTACCTGGCATATCAGCTAATTCTCTTGCAGAAATACCAGGACCATCTTTACCACTAGCCATTTGTATTTTTTCTTTATCTGACTTATAATCAAGATTATCTTGTACTTTTGCTTTTTCTAATTCTTCTCTTATCATTATCCTATTGTTCCTCCAATGTTAGTAGCAATACTTTCTGCAATACTATCTGATCTCATATAATCATTTTTAGTTGCATAATCTACTTTTAATAATCTAAGTTTTCTTTGAAAATCTCTATCAGCTAATTGTGCATGTTGCGGATCAGATCTTAACATATATGTATAATATTTTGCTCTATCAATAATTAGAGTTGAAAATCTATCTGGTAAAGTCATAGTATCACCATGTGCTGATAAATCAGTATGAGTTGTATAATATTCATAAGCAACTCTATATTCATTATTCTCAGGTCTTGGACTTACACCAAATGAACTGTAGTTTGGTAATATATAAACTCTTAATGGAGCTGCATAATTACCACTGTTATTAGTATCATCAGTTGCTTTATAACTTTGTAAATAATTATCATAAGATATAAAAGTTAATTTTCTATTTAAAATATCATTTCTTGATACTCTAATATAATCAACAGTAAAATCTCCAGTTGTTGCTAATTGAATATAAGTTGTTTTTACAGTTGCAGTAAATGTTGTATTTAAAATATCACCTTCACCATAATTATTAACTGTTATTGATGAACTTAAATTTGTAGTATCACCATCACTAGTTCCTATTTTAACAGTTAAAATATCAGAGTTTAAATTTGTATTTAAAGCTCTAACTTGAATTCTATATGTTTTATTTACAACAGTTGAAATGGTTTGATATGCTGCTGCATTGCTTAATCCTAATCTTCCATTTCCAGCACTAGAGTATGCAGGTGATCCACTACTTGTTGTCCATCCAATTATATTAGAAGTAAATTCACCATTTGTAATTAATTCTTTTGGACCAAGTGTAAATGAATCCATATCTGCTTTTCTAATATCTGCTGGAAAACTATATTCATTATCACCTATTTCTAAATCTTGTGTTGTTCTTGAATGTAATAATGGTATCTCTCCAGTTTCATTATAAATATCATGAATAGATTTATTGACAAAATCTTTTACAGCGGTTTGTATACCTCGACTATTACTAAAGTTAGCAGAAGTTAATTCTGTTTCATTTAGTTCTCTAAGTACTCTATTAGTTAGTGTAAGATAAGTTGTAGCCAAGGTATACTCCCCTTATAATTATTTAACGTTTACTTTTTTTTCTTTTTTAGATTCAGGTAATTCCTGTTCTAAATTGACATGTAGTAAACCATCTTTCATTTCAGCACCAACTACAGTTGTATAGTCTGCTAATTTAAAAGATTGATTAAATGCTCTTTCCGCAATACCTTTGTATAAGTAATCAGCGTTCTTTGGCATTTCTACCTTGCCTGATACTTTCAAAGTATTTTCTTTGCAGCTAACATCTATATCTTGTTTGTTAAAACCTGCAACTGCGAAAGTAATTTTATACTTTCCATCCTCAACTTTCTCAATATTATATGGTGGAAATGTTGAAGAAGGTAATTTTGCTAATTCATCAAACATAGAATCAAATCCTACTGTTAGTGAATTAAACATATTTGGTAACATATTTAATGTCATTTTTTTCTCCTTGTTTAAGCGAGTTATAAATGGAATCCATTATGGCATTCCAAGTACTCAAAGGGGGAGAATCAATCTCCCCCTAAGAATTTTATTTATTAACTAAAAGTTACTGTTTGTGAATCAGTATCAGCGTCTGTTCCACCTTTATCAAGTGAAATCATAGTTGCCCATACTCTAACTTTAGCGTTGATTGCTCCAGTAGCAATAGTCAATCTGATGTCATCACCAGCTGAATATGCTTTAGAGTCATCTACTAAAGTCATTTGACCAGCTGCAGTTGGAGCAGCAGCTGCTACATATACAGCAGCACCTGAACTATCACCAACAGCTAATGTACCACTGTTTCCAGCAGTATCAGCAGTCAATACGTCACAACCCGCAGCGATTACCATTGTGTTAGCAGGAATTCCGATAACATCAAAAGTATCAGTTGCAGCGTTAGTTGTAGAAGAGAAATCTACAACTTCTGACATAACTCTCACAGCATCAGAAGATGCTTTGATTATTCTATTTGTATTAGAACTATTATAAGCAGTCATTGTTTATGTCCTCCTACTATTAAAGTGTTACAACACCTGAGTAAACAGCTTCAGTTCTTAGAACTTTTCTTCCAAAAACGTGTAAGCCTCTCACGATGTCAGCGAATGAATCAGGATCTCTGATTAATTCAGTTTTTGCAATGTGGTTAGCAGTTGCAACACCAGACATATGTCCATATAAGAATATGTGTTCAGTTGAACCTGAAGTCGTACTAAAAGTATGACTTGCAGCTGATCCAGTACCGCCAGCAACGATAGCATTTGAAGAATACATATTGAATCCAAACAAAGGTCTATCAGTTACTTTACCATTTCTGATTTGTGAAGATCCACCATCAGACATTACAGATTGGTCCATTAACTTACCACTTGCAATTCTTAAATTTTCAAAGAATTTTGGTGGAGCAACTAACCATCTATTTTCTTCTGGTACATCATTTGCATCTAAAACCGTTTTAGCTTTTGATACAATACCAGCTAAAGTGTCGCCATCTGATCCGCCTGATACAGCAGAAGCATCTGTTCCAGTGTTAGACACTGAAGTAGAAGCATTGTCATAAATGTATTTTAATACATTGTAGTCGTAGCTTTTCTTTAACGAGTATGCACCTGAAGAAGTTGCAAGTGCTTCAAAGTTTACATGAGATTGTCTTTCTTCAATGTCATCTACTTTGAAAGCAAAGTATGAACCTTGATCTACTACCAAAGTTAATTGATCGTCAGCTAAATCTTGTGTAGATACAGCTGTTCCTCTCGCATAATCTTGGACAGTGATTGTTGGTTCTTTTATTATTTTAACAGTATCACCAAAGTTTTCAATTTCTCCAGCGTAATCAGTGTTAGTAATATCTTCTACCACTGATGCTCTTCTGAAGAATTT